GGACGCATTCTGGCTGAATAGGCCAACATCAATGTCCTCAACAGACTTATCCCGCCCATCCTTGGTGTATGCCCTGTAAAGCACCCGGCTGCCAAACAGTGGATTGACTTTAAAGACAGCGACCACGGTTGCACCAGTCTTTTTGAACAGCATTGAACTGGCATCGTCTGCTCGGCTGGTGTTTATCTCAGGCAGCTTCTTGGACTCTTTGTAGGCGTCCCGCATGAACTCTTGGTTCTGCCACAGGAAGTAACCCGAGAAGGCCACCACGCCCATCACCAAGATGGCAAACAGCTTGAACGGCGAGTCCACATACCCGAGCACTTTGTCGAGTGTGGAGTTGGCGTTCAGCTTCTCGTCGCTCATCGCAGATACCGTATATACAACACGATGCCGTAAATCAGCATCACCGCCAAGATGACGGTTGCTATTCCCAAGACGATCTGCTCGGTGAGCCTTGCTGCGCGTTCTTGGCGTCTGAGTACTTCACGGGCTGCGGCTTCTTTTTGCTCACGGCGACGGCGAGATGCGGCAGCTTGGAACTTGACCCAGTCATCCCACATACCGGGGCGACCTGCGTAGACCATGCGCTCACGCAGCTCCTCTTCCTGCTGCTTGAGTTGCTCCAGCGCCATGAACTCTTCCATGTCGGAGCCGCCACCCTTCTTGGTGGCTTTTTCTTGAATGACTGCCTTGTTGTCAAAGTAGTCGAAGACCCGAGAGCCGAGCGCGGACAGCTCTTTGCCGTTGGCTAGAGCGCCCTTGATTACCGCAAAGGCGGCGTTTGCAGCAGCAAGTTCGGCCAGCATATTGAATCGAGTTATTGCGGCTTGTCGGCCTTGTTGTCCAGTTTGTCAAAAATCTGCTTGCAGATGTTTTTGATTTCGTCGACGTCGCGGTGATAGTCCGGCTTGCTGATGTAGTTCACTGGCATGTTGCGCACATCAACATCCAGACGCTCAATCGCCTTGGTGATGTTGTTGAGCACCCACCCGCCAAAGAAGGCCGCAAGTCCGACAATCAAATTGAAGATTTGCTGGGTTTCCATGTCCGCCATCACTCCTGATCTTTGGGGGCTTCGGAGGGCTGTGCACCTTGCGCTGCAGCCTGCTGCTGAATGCTCTGAATCAACCCGGCAACCTCCACCCATGGGCGACCGCCAAGGTATTGAAGGATCGAGTTAACCAGACTTGTGCTCAGTTTTAGTTCATCCATTTTTTATCTCCTGTAATTTGACTGTCAGGCTGGTTGCTCTGCAGGTGGCGGAACTTCACTGACGACCGGCGCGGCCAAAAATCCGGATGTGCCAACAGCAGGGGCAACCACGGTCAGCTCTTGCTCTTCCCAGTAGCGGATTGGGGCGTACATGCGGATGACAGCCTCCAGCGTCTCGCCTTCAAAAGGCAAGCGTGCGCCGATGTTCATAGTCTGACGACCTTGGGCGGTGTAGACCACCTCCATGCACTTTGCGGCCTCGTCCACCGCGATGATTTCGTAGTTGAAGTCGATGCTCATGTCTTTGTTCCTTAGCTGATTGGTCCGAGTCGCGTGCCTGTGACGGCCCACGTGACGTTTGAGTTTCCGGTGACAGCGGAGCCTGCCGCGCCGCCAGAAGCGCCGAAAGTGTACGTTGTGGCGTAGCCCAATGGGGTCGTTACTCCGGTTGCGCCAGCAGCGCCGTAGCCACCACCCGAGCCGCCTGCGCCGCCGCCGTAGTAAGGGGCTGAGTACAGGCCGCCCGCGCCACCGCCACCCGCTGCGCTAATTGTTCCTGCGCCACCGGCAGCCCCGGGGTATGCGGTTCCGTAGGTGATGGTTCCACCAGCGCCAGCCGAACTGACACCGATACCGCCACCACCGCCACCACCGCCGCAGCCGTAAGCGTTGTACAGGTTTGCAGCGCCCCCGCCACCCCCACCACCACCGCCGCCGCCGATGGTGCCATTGTTTGTGATGGATATGACGGAGGACACAGAAAGCGCTGTTCCACCACCGCCACCCGCAACGCCGTTGGTTCCCGAGTTGTAGTTAGACAGCGTTCCACCACCACCCCCGTTACCCCCGCGACCGTAGATCAGGCCGTTGTTGATGAGGCTCACGCCCCCGGGGAAGGAGCCGCTGACGGTGCACGCCGGGGTGGCCGTGCTGGTGCTGCTGAGGGTCACACCCCCGTTGATCGTCACGATGAGCCGAGCGCTCCCGTTCCAGCCGTTTGCCAGCGCATAGGTGCGGAGGTTGAAGTTGGATTGGTTGGTGCTGACGGTCAGCAAAAACCGTGCGCCACCCCCGAAGCCAAAGCCCCTTGCGCTGGAGAGAGCACGAGTTGTAAGGATTGGCATAACCCGCCTTTATGTGAACTGCGTCTGAGCGCCCAGCACAACGTATGTGGGCGTTGCTGCAGTCTTGATGACCGTGAAGGTGTAGACGTCAATGCTGTTGGCGTTGCCGCCCGTTGGCGCTGTGCCGCCCTGCCACTCAGGAGTGATTGTGCTGCCGTCAATCTGGATCACGTTGGGGTAGTAGGCTGTGCCGCCGTTTGTCACCATCAACACCAGCGTCACGGCCTTGCCCACCGCCAGCAGGCTGGACAGCGTTGTTGAGCCGTTGCCGCGAATGTTCAACGTGAAGTTGGTGGTTGCGTTGGTCGTGTAGTACTGCACCGACTGCGTCACGTAGTCGTAGTTGGTCGTGGAGGTTGGCGCTGAGGCCGTGATTGTCACGCTCTCGGGGATTGACAAAACCCCGCCCAGCGTGCCTGAGCCGTTTACTTCGATAGGCATTACAGTTGCTCCTCAGTTGGTCGTGCCAGTGTGGGGTGATCCCACGCAGCAATGTAGTCGCCGTTGCCATCAGAGTCGTTCTGCAAGCGGATGACGGTCATGAAGTCTGCGTCTTGCAGTTCAGGGTACAGGGCTTTGATTTTTTCTGGGAGTGTCATGTTGCGCTCCGGGCAAGGAAGGCTTGGAAAAACGTGACGGTGGCGTCTGCGACAGCGGCTACTGAGGCTTGGCTGTTTACGTAAAGCTCAAGGTAGTCTGTTGAACCGTTGCAATAAATTAAGGCGGCGACAGTCACACTTGTCCCGGGCGAAGTTCCGACCGAAGAACGCTTAGACAGGGTACCGTTTTTGTAAATAGCCAAATATTGGTAATTCGGAGCGCCGGTAGTCTCCATACACCCCGTAACTTGATAATAGCCAGCAACAGTAGGCGTGAACCTGTAGTTCGTTACGTTGTCGTAGTTTGAGTTTGTATCAAACTCTTCCGATTGGAGTTGAAGTTTTGTCCATACAGTAGCGGTAAGCGACTGATTGGTACTTGATCTAAAGGCACTAAACGCAGGGCCGTTCCCAGCCACACCCGCAGCCAACATGGCTTGCGAAACGCCAGCAGTTGAGCCTGTCGTGACCAATGTGCCAGTGTTGTCTGGCAGCGTCAGTGTTCGGTCTGTGTTGCTGTTGGGGCTGGCAATCGTGAACGTGCCTGTGCCGAGGGCGTTGCCGGAGAGAGCTACTTGACTCATGGTTGTGTTCCTTCAGGTGTGTCAGCTGGCAGGGGCGTGTTGCCATCGTCCAGCCATTTCAGGTACTCGGCGTAGTCTGAATTTTGCGGGTCAAAGGGGGTGCTAACCATTGTTCCAACAATAGTTACACAGCAAACTTCGCCTTCAATTTTTTGTAATTTGTACTGAATCATTTTTATAACTCCGATGAAAATGCAATCCAACCAGTTCCGTTCGACCTAACAAAATATGGAGTGGTGTTTGTTGTTAAGCCGCCAGCACTTGCACCCATAAAGAGTCTGTATGTGCTGGTAGTTGATGTACTCCCGTTATTGGAAGTTATTAACACCACGCTACCTGATGCTGTTGATGCTTGTATCGAACTAAAATCAAAAGTTGGAGAAGTCCTCATTTCAACTGGAAAATTTCCAGCGGCATTAATCTCAGTTGTTGAAGTAGCTGCGCCGTATCCAAGCAATGGGCCGCTAGAGGTGGCTGAATAACGCAAATAATAACGTTGGCACATCATCAGCTCACGCCCGTAGTCCCTGCGCTCAAACGGGGAAGCAACGCTGCCAGCTTCAAGCTGTACGCCTGTGATGTAGAAGGTGGCTCCTGATGTTCCGACTACAGAGGTTGCGCCTGTGGTAGTTCGAAAGTTTCCGGCAGCCCACGATCCGGCTGTTCCCGAAAATGTTGAACCAGAACCCAAACCAAAGACAACCTGAATCCCGATGCCGTTTCCTGTGCCCCAAGTCCCAGCGGTATCTCCTGCAACAGTGATGGTCTTTTGCTCCCAAGTGTTTGCCGCAGAAACCGTGTAGGTAAACGGATACGAACGGTTCGCATCAGCGTTTTGCAGTGAACCACCAAATGTTCCTGTCAGGCTTGACCGTACCGAGAACGAAATTGTTACGGCTTGTGCGTTTGCAGTACCCCAACCAAAATCAGCTACGTTAAACCCCTCGACGCGATGGAATAAACCAAACGTATCCCCAGTCGCAACAGAATACGCAGATGAAGATGTGATGCCAAGGTAGTTTGAAAAGCCCGTAGGCGGTGTAACTGCTCCAGCATTTTGCTGACCTGTCATCTTGCTGGTTTGCGTGTAAGCAACAAAAAAGCGATCAACAATGTAAGCACTTGATCCGCTTGAAGTAGCCACACTCACCCCAGCATTACGCTGGTCAATCCGCATGTCACCGTTGATGATGCGGTTGCGGAAGCCCATGGATGACGCATCCGGGTATGCCAGACCGTTCAACGACGAGTCTACGTCAGGTGACGTAATGCCGGTTGTTCCGTTAATTACTACTGTCATGTTTTTTCCTTTACACCACGGTCCACACAGAACCACTTGACACCGTCACCGTCACGCCAGAGTCCACAGAGATGGGTCCAGCGCTCATGCCGTTATCGCCTGCGGCAATTGTGTAATCCGATGAGACTGTTGCACTGTTGACCACGATGCCGTTGCTGGCCCGTGGGGCTTTCACACTCAACTCACCAGTGCTTGGCTTGAACAAGTACTGGGCGTTGCTTGTGTAGACGTTTGCCGCCGTTCCAGTTGTCGCTGAAGCAAACAATGGATACAGGTTTGTCGCAGTGGTGGTGTCGTTGCTGATCGCAGAACCACCCACGGAAGCCCATGTTGCCCCGTTGTAGCCTTCAAATTCAGAAGTCGTGGTGTTGAACCGTAATTTGCCAGCAGCGCCTGTAGGACGCTGTCCTGTCGTTCCTGAGGATAGTTGGACTGCGCCAGTCGACGTGAAGGCCGAGTCCGCAGTAGCGGTCAATGCGCCCGTCACTGCAAGTGTGGTCCCGTTCCATGTCAGGTTTGTGCTGTCAGACAGAAGGCCAGATGCTCCAGCAAAGGTCACTCGACCCGAGGTGAGGGCCGAGTCCTTGATGCTGTTTGCGATCAGGTTTGTGCCATCCCAAGTCAGGCCAGAGGAGGCACCAAAGACGCCGCTGTTGTTGAACTGAATCTGCGTGTTTGAGCCAGCGACAATGCCTGCCCCGCTTTTGCCAATCAGCAGCTGGACGGTGCCTGTGTTGTCCTTGTAGTACAACTTGCCGTCGGTGTAGTTCAGCGCCAATTCAGCACCCGACGCACTGCTGGTCAAGTTCACCGCCGACGGTACGGCAGCGGCTGTCCCGCTTGCGTAAATCAGAATTGGGGTGTATCCGCTTTGTGCCATTTCACTTCCTTAGAAAGAACCGCCAGCAATCCCGCCTGTCATGGCTCCGGTGCTTGGGTTGCAAGTTATCGACGAGTTTACCAATTGAGGCAAGTTCCCGGTAGTGCCTGAGACAAAAGTCAAGTAATTGGTTGCATTTGTTGTGTCTACAGTGACCGCTGTGTTGGTTGCGTTTGTCGCGCTGCCCACGGACAGAGTTGACTGCGCCACATACTGGGGTGCTGTAGCGCCAGCCGTCAAGACGTAATCCGATGCTCCGAGCGACAAGAATGTCGTCAGGTTGGTGCCGGACTGGTAAGCAATCCCGCCCTGTGAGCCGCCCAAGAGGTTTGTGGCCGAGCCAACTGAAAGCGTTGACTGAGCCGACCATGTTGGAGCGGACCCGTTGGAGGTCATGACGTAGCCGTTGGTGCCGATCCCGAGCTTTGACAGCGTCGTGGCCCCCGAGGCATAAATCATGTCGCCGACCGTGTACGAGGCGAAGCTGGTGCCGCCGTAGTCCACGCCGATCACGCCTGCGTTCCATGTCCCAGCCGTCAAAGTCCCAACACCTGTGATGCCGGTGTAGGAGCCAGTGATGTACGAAGACCCAACGGTGCCGGATGTGATCTGGTTGCCGTTGATGGCAATCGCCGTTGTCGCTGCTGCAGTCAATTGGCCCTGAGCGTTGACGGTGAACGTCGCCACCGAACTTGCGCCGCCATACGACGAGGCAGTCACCGCTGTGTTGCTGATGCTGAACTGCGTGCCAGACAGCGTCAGGCCGGTGCCTGCTGAGTAGACCTGCGATGCAGAGATTTGAGCGAATGTGATCGCGGTGGTGCCAAACGTGATGACGCCGACCGTGTTGCAGACGTAGGTCTCGCCAGCGCCAGTGTTGCCTGAGGTGACGAAGAATGCGTCGCCGTTGCCCAAGCCGTTGGGGTCTTTGAGGGCGTAGGTGTCTGCATCGCTTGCTCGAGTCAGCACCCAAGGTGTGGAGCCGTTACCCACCGTCGTGACCACGTAGACGCCGTTTTCAAACTGGTTGGTCTGGTTGTAGATCAGGATGCGGTCACTGACAGATGCCACCACGCCATCAGGAGTGAAGGCCACCAAGGTGCCTGCGTTGGTCAGCGTTGCGCCCACGCCCACACCCGGGCCACCGGGCTGGTTGTAGGTGGCCGTGAGATTGCCTCCGGGAACCTCGTACTTGACCGGTGCGTGATAGGTGATGCCTGAAGACACCAGAGTGTCCACATACTGCTTTGTGGCCGCTTGCAGGGCCGACACGGGGTTTTGCGTCAGAGTGACCGATGTCAGGCCTACCGGGGCCAGCTCTGTGCCGCCCAAGGCAATTGTTGAGGTGCCAAGAGTGATCGAGGAGTTCGTCAGGCTGGCATTGGCGATGTTGGTCAGCGTGTTGCTTGCGCCGCTGATTGTCTTGTTCGTGAGCGTCTCTGTGCCCGACAGCGTCACCAGCGTGCCAGAGTTTGGCAGCGTGACGTTGGTGACCCCTGTGGTGGTCAGGGTGAGGGCGTATGCTCCGGACGTCGTGAAGTTGCCTGCAGTCGTCAAGGTTCCCGCAGTCGTCATCGCGCCGCCCGTGACCACGTTACCGCCAAGGGTGATGGTCTGGGTGCCGTTGTTGACGCCTGTGCCGCCGCTTGCCGGGTTCAGGATGCCAGTCAAGGTGACCGCGCCCGTGGTGTCGGTGTTTGGGCTGAAGCCGGTCACGCCAGCGCTGAAAGAGGTCACGCCACCAGTCAGCGAGAACTGGTTCCAGCCCGTGTTGGTGAAGCCCTCGAACTGCTGAAGGCTGGTGTTGTAGCGGAATGCTCCCGTGCCGCCGCTTCTTTCAATCGTCGTGCCGTTTGGCGCGGTTATGCTGCCGGAGCCGGGGACAATCAGGTCGTCGGCCAAGCCAATCGTGACGTTGCCGGAGCCGTCCCCGTTCGAAATACTAGTCTGACTAGCAACCTGAAGCAGGCTGACCTTGGCGACCGTGCCGGACTGGATCGACAGCATGCTGGTGCCGGTCAGGCTCACAAAGTTGCTCAAGAACGTCCCGAGACTGACTGTGGGGTCGCCAGAGACACCGTTTCCATTGGCGATGTTCAAGCCTGACCCAACCGCCAAAGAGCGCCCTGTGACCGTATTTGGCGCGGTCTTGACGACAATGCCGGTGCTGCTGCCGTTCAATGACGATGCGGCACCATCCATTGTGATTTCAAGGGTGTTTCCCGGGCCGTTGTCATCCAAGGACAGGCCAGCGCCAGTCGACAGGTATCTGCCCTGTGTGAGGCCTGCTGCCGTGCCCACAGTGAGGAACGGGTAGTTGAGTGCACCAGCACCTGAAATTGCGCTCGTGGTCGTCTGAACCGTCACGCCGTTCTGGACGATTGGAACTGATTCATTGCCAGTTAAGGCACTCGCCTGCGGGAGTTGTGTGATCGTTACTTGTGCCATATCAGTTGTTCGGTGTGATGGTGTCAGTGTTGCCGTTTTGCTGTGGCGTAGCGTCACCATTTTCGGTGCTGATATACCACTGGCTCGGATTGCCTCCGGGGATATTTTCGCCGGTTGGCGTCAACACCAAACCGTCGTCATTTGTCGCCACGCTAACATCTGGCCGAGGAAATTGCAAAGTGATGCGCTCAGTCTTGCGTGCAGGCAGGCGGTACGGGTCTTTTTCGTCCGCGCAGCCCTGCTGGCACACCTTGAGGCCCGGGAAGTTTGGGTCCGGCATGGCCTCTACGATTGGACGCTTCATCTTGCACCGGTCGCAAATAAAAATCGCAATCGATGCATTGCCTTCAGTGTTTAAAAATCGAGGCATTAGACAGTCCTCCCTTGTGCAGCCAATGTCGCACGCCGAGAGGCAACTCGTTTGGCAATCTGTTCAGGGGTTTGCTTTCGGCCGTTGCCAGCCTTGCCGCCCAAGCTGCCAAAATTTTCAGGCATTGATCTTTCTTTGCCAACGAGCCATGGGGTTGAGCGCGGCACGCCCTTCAGAGGGCTGACATAGTCTGGGCCGCGAGGCTTGGTAACTGGAGGCTTGCCACCGCCAACAGCGAGGTTCCAGCCGATTTCCTCGCCAGAGCGCAGCTTCGCCTCAAGTTCGTAGCAATAGGCCTCATCAGAAATCACGACGACCGTCTTGATCAGGTTGTCCCACCCATACTTGGAGATCGCATTTGCGAGTCGGGGGTTTTCGTGCCTGCCCTTGCGGTAGGCCCAGTTGTGACCGTACATCCATCGCTTGCTGGCGTTTTTGGACACGCCGACATATCCCTCGGACGTGATGTCGGAATGATGCTGTGCGCGAATCCAATAGACCTGTGAGCTCATCGGGTGTACGGAGAAATGTTAGGGGCAAAGTAAATTGGCGACCGATCACGGTTTTCGTTCTCCATCATGATGAAGTACTTGTCGGCTTGGCCTTCAAGGTATGTGATGCGTGCCAAGTCAACGCCCGGGAGGATCAGGCTCATCTGGTGAGCCAGCATGCACTGGATGGCTTGGAAAGAATACTGAGGAATCTCCAACTCGCCATGCAAGTCGCCCACGTCCATGATCTGGCGTGAATACCAGATTGTCATCTGCACGAAAGGATCGCTCGGGGCAGGCCACAGCGTGATCTTCGACTGAGGGATCGTGCGGTTGAACCAGTACTGGTACGGCTGGTTGGCTGTAAAGTTCTTGTTGGGCAGGTTCGTGTAGTCGTCGCGGTTCAACCGGGCCATGGTGACTTCGGTCGAGTTGTTGCCAACATAGAACTCGCGCACGGCCAAAGTGTTGCCGCCTGTCTCGCGCATGCGGTAATACTGCTTGGTGGCACCGGGATCGATGTCGTACCACAGCCACTCGTTGTTCACCCACGACTCAACACCGCAGTCGCGCAGGGTCGTCCATGTGATGCCGTCGTCTGACGTCTCGAGCAGGATGTGAAAGCTGCCGCTGACACCCGGCAAGATGCCAATCGAGCCTGCGTAGATCGAATTGTTGGTGCCGTAGTTGATTGTGATGTTGCCGTTGATCGCAGACTGTTGGTCAATCGTGTTGACGTCACCATCGGTTGCGTAGGCAGCATTGCCAGACGATGCAGAGACAGACCCAGAGGGGCGCTGCATCGTGCGATACAGGGCGTTCAGGACGTCGTTGCCACCCAAGGGCAGCAAATACTCGTACTGGTCCGGCTTGAGGCCATAGACCTTCTTGTTGATGCACCAGTAGTTGATGCCCTGATTGATCAGGTTGCTCAAGATGAAGAACAGGGACTGCTTGGCAGACTGCACCTGCTCGACGGTCAGCTCTTCTGCCAGCTTCCCAGACATACGAGCGCCTTGATCGATGAACTTCTGCACCGATACGACTGTCTGTCCTACTGTTCCACTGTATGCCATGTGTTACCTCACCATCCGGGGCAGTTCCAGCGCTTCATGGAGGCTCGGGAGCGGCTTCCTTCTTCGCTGCTTTTTGCAATTGGCTCCATTCTCGCGCAAAACGAGTCGCGTCGAGGGCCACCCTGAGGTTGCGGAGCCTTCAAGTTGGAGCCGGTCTCGCGGTTGTACTTGGCACGGCCTTTTTCAGTCAGCCCAGCCCCGCGCTCCGCAGGCAGCTTCTCGCCACGGCCAACAGACAGCTTCACGCCACCACCATCAGCCTTCTTAGCCATGTCGGCCTTCACAAACTCTTTGCCGACTTTCTGAGGCACGCCACCAAAGCCGCCCTTTGTGTGAGCGGCTGCTTGCATCAGACGATGTTGGGCTGGTGATTTGCTAGGCATATCAAGGGCCGTTTTTAATCAAGATGATGTTGAAGTACGAACTCACTGCGTTGTTTGCGGCGGCTCCAATTGCGCTTGCGCCCACACAGTTCTTTTCTGGAATTATGTAAGGCTGGCTAAACGAAAACACAGCGGCGTTGTTGTTTACTGCGGCAACCGCGCCAACACGCAGGATGTTGTCTGGGCCGTGTTGCTTTAGAAAGGTGGTGACAGAAGTCGAGCCAGTGGCTTGACCAGCAGAAATTGAACCCTCTGTCATGTAGCCTGTGAAGCCTGCTGGGACGCAGTAATGACCAGTGGTGCGATTGTTGTAGCCGATTGCGATGATGTCGTACAAAACTGCTGGGACGCCCGATGTCACCGTGCCAGTACCAGCATTGATGTTGCCTGCGTTTGCACCACCAGAGCCAACTGTAGCGACATAAAAACTGTTCACATACAGGTACGAGTTTGTTGTGTTGACTGCTGTTTGACCGTTCAATATTACGGTCTCGCTTACCACGTTGAAATTGCCGTCAACGCCTTCAATAAAAACGGTTCGCGCACCAGTGCCAGCAGAGGCGTCATCGGCGCTAGATGAACTGATTTTTAAAACCGATGCAACAGTTGGATGCGGAATAAGACCGCCATCAGGCCAAATTGTTTCTTCAGATGTATCCACGTCCGGGTTGTACCCAAACACGATGACCACGCTGTGGCCTTGAATTTGACCGCGAGAGACCTGCAACTCGAACGGTTCATATGCGCCTTGACGCGAAATAGATGAAATTACGGTTGCCATGTGGCTCTCCAAAATAAATTAGAAGCGGGGGCCGAAGCCCCCACTCATATCAGCAAGTGCCGCCGCGCTTTTTGGGCGCTACCGTGACCGATTTCTCAGTCTTGGTGACGCTGCCAGCAGGCTTTGATCCCATCCCAGTCAGGCTTTTGAAGCCTTCCTTGGCGGTCTCATACAGTTTGCGAGGAACGGAACGAATGGCCTTCGCCATGTCCATGTCGCCCTCGTCAGGGCCAATTGATTTGTCATAGGCACCCTTGGACGCATCCACGGTGTCGCCTTCGGCAAATTTATTGACCTTGCCACCTTTCTTGAAGGTGCCGGACTGCAAGCTGTTTGCCACAGGTTTGCTGACGAAATGACGGGGCATCTTTTCAGCTTTCCCGTCATCTACGACATTACCCCCCGTGGCATAGGCTTTTTTTGCTGAACCGCCCTTCTTGTACCCGCCAGCGTTGGCTTCTTTCACGCCACCAGTGGTGGTGTTCTTGACGCCAGCCTTGGCTGAGTTGGCAGGACGGTTTTCCCAGCAAGCGTCGCCCTCGACTGTTGCGCTGGTCAGGCCAGATGCCTTGCCGCCTTTTGCAAAGCCGCCAGCATTACCCATCTTCACGCCGACGTTGCCGCCAGACTTGTAACCACCGGGCTTGCCTTCTTTGACTTCGCCTGTGGTGCCATTGGTCTTGCCCTTCTTGGCGGTGTCCATCTTGGTCTTGCCGGTTTTGCTCATGATGATGCCACCATTAGCTTTGCCGTGGGCCTTGGAAGCCGACATCGACTCGTGGTGTTTCAACTCTTTTTCAAGAGCCTCGCAGCCATCAGTCGAGCCACCCTTCTTCATGCCCATCAGAGCCTTGCGAACAGCCATGGCGCGTGCATTGCGCTGAGGCGCTTGCATGCCTGCCAAGGACTGACGGCCCATTGCACGCATTGGAGCAGGAGCTGGAGCAGCTGCACCGGGCATTGCGCCGGGTGTCGCAGGCATGGCACCACCCATTTGCTTGTGAGCGACTTTGCCGCCACTTGCATACTGGTTGGGGTTCATTGCACGACGACGCTCGGCCATGGAAGGCTTGCCCGGGGCTTTGCCAGCCTCGGCATCAGCGAAAGGATTGGCACCAGCCATGGGCTTGTGGCCGTCGTCCTTGGCGCTTTTGGAGGCAACCTTGCCGCCTTTTTTGAGCTTCAGGATCACTGAAGGCTCGTTGGTCATCATTTTGACCATTGGCTTGAATTGACCCATGGTGATGCTCCTTAAACTTTCTGAGCGTAAACCACTGTCAAGCGGTAGATGCCCTGAGTTGTGGAGATCGTGCCGTTGGGGTCAACGGTGATGAAGACGCTTTGGTTTGTGCCAACGTCTGCCATCGCGGCCAATTGAGCAGCGGTAAAGGTCAAAGCGATGCGGCCACCGGCAATCACGTCAGTCGAGGACACGTACTGTGTGCCTGCGGCTGCTGTGCCAACGGTCATTGCAATCGCTGTAGCAGTGCCACCGCCCACCGCTTCATTTTGCACAGTGTCAACAATGATGTCGACAATTTGCGAATATGTAGGGATGAAGACGGATGCGCTGGTAGCTGTGCCTGCGGAGGCAGTGGTGACAGTGGTGGTCTGCATCATGACGACAAAGCCGCCATCAACAGAGTCAGTCAAAGTACCGGAGCCTGCTCGGAGGGTCGAACCAAAATAGGTTTGAGACATTTTTTACTCCTGTAACGAGGGGAGCCGAAGCCCCCCTTGTTGATTAGATACCGGGGGTACCGTAGGCGCAACGTGGATCGGTGAAGCCGAGGTCGTAACGCTCTGTCGCCTTGTAGCGCATAGTGTCAGTCTCGAAGTCACCTTCCATGGTCTTCTCCAGACGACGGCGCATCAGCAGCTTGAAGCCTTCTGGTGCATCGGTCTGAACCCACCATGCGGTGCTGGATGTCAAACGCGACAGAACAGCGGCACCCTCGTCCAGCAAGCCGATGGACTTGATGGGGTTGATGTCGTTGTTGGCGTTGCCGGTACGCAGTACCGACTTCAACAGCACTTCGGCTTGGAAGATGTTGCCGGGAGCCACGATCAGTTGACGTGGGACCAAACGAATCTTCTTGCCGTTGTTGTCCACAGCTTGACGAATTTGGATCAGCATCTGCTCCAAAGAAGTCTGCGACAGCACAGCGGCGGTAGCCAACTGGTTGCTGAAGGTGCCATTGACAATGGGGTGGGCGGTGTTGATCAGCGAGACGCCGTCGCCACCGGGGTAGGCGCTGTTGAAGGCAGTGTTCAGCACGTTCGCGGCCAACAGTTCTTTGGTTTCCACCAGAGACTGAGCCAGATGGCGTGCATACACTTGACCGATACGGATGTGGTCGCCGTCTTCCACCAAGACCTTGGTCAAGGCGAAAGCGAGACCGTACACTTTGTACAGGTAGCGCTTCAAGAACAACACACCACCTTGTTGGTACGTCACGGGAGTGCCGTCGGCCAACTGAGGTGCCGCGCCGAAACCGTACAAGACGGGTTCTTCGTGGTAGTTGCGTGGGATACCGTCTTCTTCGCGGAACACACGGCTCCACTCGTCGGCACGTTGGTCATAGACACCGTCAAAACATTCGTTGAGGATAGGCTCAACGATGGAACGGAAGTCCGTACTGCGCATTGGTGCGGCCATTTTTTACTCCTTGGCTTGTTTAAGCAATTGCGGTGGTGGCACCGAAGAATTGCGAGTTGGCGACAACAACGCGCACGATTGTGTACGCATCACCCCAGTCATTGCCCGGGTAGGGCGCGAGATCGACGACACGCAACTGACCTTGAACGCCATTGCCGACGGCAGTAGCAGAGCCAAGAGTGGCTTGCGACAGACCGGTCACAGTGGAACCAGCGGTGATGTTGGTGAAGTTGAACTCGTTGCCGATGGTGGTTTGAGCCATCGAGCCGTCAGCTTGGATTTCGTAAACGATGTTTTGGTCGTTGTAGAAGTAAGCGACGCAAGTACCTGCGGTGTACGCAGTGTTTGCAGGCCAATAGTTCGACACACGGGCGCGGCCAGTGGTGTCAGTCCATTGCACGCCAGCAAAAGCACCAGCGATAGCGCCAGTGGCTCCAGCAGCGATGATGGTACCGAGGGTGCCACTGTTTGCGGTTGTGCCGTACTGGACGGGTTGGCCCTTCAAAATGCTCGAGGCGTAGCCCGAAACGATGCCGTTAGCCAGCGCTTGTGCGCGATCCAGACCGGAGGGGTGGAACGCTGGGCGCAGACCAAACGGAGCAGAGGTAGTACTCATTTAAAACTCCTTGTTATCCCGAAAATACGGGGTTGCGGTTTGGGTGCTGTTCAATAGAGCCAATACCTTCACCTTCGACGCTCATGAGCGAACGGCCATTGCTGTCACGCTGACCTTGGAGGTTTTCCAATTGGACACGAATCTTCTCTGCCTCTTCACGAGGTTTCTCGTGGTGCATGTGAGTCATGACTTCTTGGTAAATATCCATGGGCAACTTGAACAACAGCATTTCGTTGCAAGAGATGTATCCAACATGCTCACCAGACTTCACGCGATAGTCTTCATAGCCGGGTAACTCTTCAGATTTAACTGGAACGTACCCAAGGCGAATCCGCTTATCGATGCTGTCGTAGCTGTTGGTTGTCGAGAGCCAGCAAAGGTGCCACCCATCCATGTTGGGCAGTTTTGGCAATGCTGATTGCGTCCACTCCTCACTCCACATCTTGCGACGTTCCTGTGTAGAAGCGAACTTTTCTTCGGGAGCTTGGCGACTTGCGTCCTCGCTTGCGCGGTCATTGCGGCCACCAGCACCCAGAGATTTTTTGAGACGTGATTCCATGATGTTTTCCCCTTAGATTTAGTTGCGGCGACCGTTCTGGCGGTCGAATTCAATGAACTGCTTGACCATTCGTGCTTTGCGCTCAGGGTTGTCCCACGCGCCAACTTCTTTCATCGCCTTGACTCGGTCGGGCGACAAAACAAATTGGCTGCGATTGGAGCCACCGTATGAGGCTGAAGCTTCGCGTCCTGCACTTCCCACAACATTCCTTGGTCGTCTGACATCACGGGGTTCGTCGTCAGTGTGATCATTGTAGCGATGTGGCAACTCTTTTTGCAAACGGGCGTCCAACTCGTCCCAGTAATCTGGGTCGGAAGGGTTCCAGCCTTGAGTCACCATCAACTCGTCAATCTTTTTTGCGACACGGCTGTCCGTGTCCGTAGCGTCTGGGTTGTACCAGTCGTTTTTGCGCATCCACCTAGTGGCAAGCTTCTGGACAGCGGGGTCCGGAGCGTCGTTGTTGCGCTGGGGCTTGCGCAGCTCTTGGTCCGCCTGCTGGCGCATGGAGGAGAGCTGGCGTGCCTCCTCTTGCGCGGTGTTCCAGAGGGTCTGAGCCTCGACCATGGCCTGCCCGTCGCCGTTCTGAGTGGCCTCGGCCAGCTTCATCTTGGCGTATTCGATGCGGACCTGAGCGTCTTCGAGGTTCTTGTCGATGCGAGTCAGCTGCTCTGACTTGGTGTTGCGCTCCAGTTGGCCCAGTCGACGCTTGAACTCTTCGTTCTCGCGCTGCAGCTGGGTCAGGCGGACGTCCTTTTCCTGATTCGTCTTGCGAATCAAGTCCTTTTTGGCGCGGCGACGGTTGCGCTTTGCCTGACGGAGTTCTTCGTCGTCATCTGGGTGGTCGGCATCGTCATCGGAGGCTCGGCCACCTTCTGCTTTGCCCTGCGCATCATCGCCTTCAACGCCGTCAAGCAGAGTGTCGGGCAAATCGACGGTTGCGGAGCCGTCTTGGCCCTCAACAATCTCGATGTCGTCTGTTTTTTCTTTGGAATCGGCCATTTTTACCTCTTAAACGTAGGCTTTGAATGAAAGTGGGTCATCTGTGATCCGCGAAATCAATTCGTGGTCGTTGATGGTCATGAAAAGCACGGGGTCTTCGGTTGATTCCTCGCCCGGGACACGTCGTTCCCAGCGATCACCGCCCCAGCGTGGCACACGGACAAAATCTCCGACCTGCGCCCAGCTGCCTTCAGGCCAAGACTGCATCGTGTCGCGGTTTTTGTAGGCCAGAGGGCCAAAAGCCACGACCTTGCCGATCATGTTGTTCCACTTTTCGTTTTCCTTGGTCTCATCCACGATGATGATCCGGCCAGACGTCTTTTTGATTCGACGCAGCTGGACAATCACGCGCCCACCGAAGGGGACTTGGCCGGGATTGACTTCTGGAAACGCCCACGCCAACTCTTGAGGGTCCGATACTTGCGCAGCGCCGTCAATTGTTGGGATTTTCTCTTTCTCACTCATCGCTCTCTCCTTGACACCATATTGCAGGTGCATCGTTATGCGCTTTTCAGCGCGGTCTCGCCCCGGAGCGGGGCTTCAATCTCTGTTTTTTTCTTCGTCGAGCATAGCATCGATCATGTTCATGGCCTCTTGAAGACCATTGTGCTCACCGACCATGCGTTGGTAGGCATCCCAAGACGCAGGAATGCCCTTTGCGAGGGATTCCTGAATCTGGGCCTGCCTGAGTTTGATCCTGTGGATCAGAGCGTCAATCATTTTTTCTTGGCTTGCGACAGGCCACCGGAGGATTTACTAGTCCGACTAGTATTTCCGCCCTTCATGGACTGGCCGTCCAGCTTCTCACCCATGGCGAGACGCTTGTGCTGGGGCACGTTGACGCCCTTTTGTTCTTGATCAGATGTTGCCATTTGGTTCTCCTTGAGGTGGCATGTCGAAAGCGGCGGATGCCGCAGGGAATTGAGCTTGAGCGACATTCTGAATGGTCTCGTGCGTCAATTTTGAGTTCTCGATGTCAACCTTGGTCCGATTGTCGTCGAGGTGTTCTTGCATTTCCTGCTGCAGCTTAACCTGCTTGTACTGGTTGTCGGCCTGATCCTTGGCGGCTTTGCGCTGTGTCTCGGCCATGCTGGTGTCTTTGACCACCTGAGCATCTGGAGGCAGCTGCTGACCTTGCTGTTTGCGCTGCTCGGCCATCTGCACGAGGGCTTGCAGGGCTTGCTGGAACTGCCCGAAGACCTCTTCGGTGTCCATCATCACATGAGCGCCCACGGTCGTGTAGACCTTGTCGATGGTGGAGGTCAACTCTGGGTGGTCGTAGTCGTCCACAGGCTTGCCCATCGACTGCTCCACATAGCCGTTGGAGCGGTTCAGGTACCACAGCGTCATGTGCTGCTTGAGGTGCTCGATCAAGTTGCCAATGTAGTTCGGGTCGGCGAACGGCGACTGGCCCAAGAACGGGTTCATCGCAAACTGCAGGTGGTCCTGAATGTGCGCGATGTGGTCCTGTTGGATGTAGGCGTAGGCGGCTTGGCCGATCAGCAAGGCTGCGTTCTCGTCCGCCGATGTGCGCTGCTCCGGCGCTGGTGCGTCCTTGAGCAACTCGTTGATGTTGGCGACCTTCATCTGCTTGAGCAGGCGCTCTTCCACGGCCTTGGCGTTGTACAGCTCGGGGTGCTTGTCAGAACGTGCAATGACGGCCTGAATCTGGGCCATACGCTGCGTCTCACTGAAGATGTGAGGGTCAGACACAGGCACCACATCGGTGTTCTTGGCGAAGTCATTGCGAGTGACTTCCAAGTCGGCGACAACGTCACCCTTTTGCATCTCGTCAAAGTGCCAGCGGTTCAGTCGGCACAGAATCTTCAGCACACGGGCTTGCGAGTCGTGCATGCGTGCATGGATCGAAGAGAACACCGCAGCGCCCTGCTCGATCAATGCCTGCGTGGTGCCCACCGGGGCGTTGGCGTTGATGTCGGCGATCTTCTCTTCGCTGGTGGTGACCACGCCCTTGGCTGCCTTGTCCAGCCAACCCAGCAGCTGGAACAGCACTGGGCTTGGCGGGTTGAACGGCATGGGCATGGCGATCTGGCGGATGTCCTGCACGCCGGGTGCGCCTTCGATCTCGATGATCTGGGTGACGTCAACCTGCTGGCTCTGGCCGCTGATCTTCGCGCCCTTCAACTTCAGCATCGTGGCCGAGTTGTTGATGTGCGCAGTGTCCAGCAAGGCACGCAGAGCGCCCGTCAAGGCCGCGCTGAGACCGCCGATGAGGTGAGGCAAGCCAATGGCGTATGCGCCGCGCCATGGGATGAATTTGAACTCGACGACCCAGTCCAGCTTGGTCATGGTCTCGTCTTGCTCTTCCCAGTTGCGGTACAGGCCAACCACCTCGTTGTCGAGTTCATCGACCATGAGGATGTAGGGGGCCATCTCGCCCTTGGTTTGGTTGTCGTCTTCCAGCTCAAGGTAGGTGTAGATGTGATAGACCTTGCGCAGCCCGTCCTTGTTGTCCTCGAACTGCTTGCCTTCGACCTTGTTGTTGGCCTGCTCGACTTTGTTCTGGTCGAGAGTCTGGCTGGCCTTGACGTAGCTGATGTCGCGGTACATGCCAGTGCGGATGCGGCGCTCGAACTCGTACTGCGTCAACTCGTGCACTTCAGCGGCACGCTGGGCCGTGTAGAAGTTGGTGGCAGCGAATGGCAGGATCACCCGGTCGATGGGCAGGAACTCCACGCACGGGCGCTTCTTCTGGTCATCAAACCAAATCTTGAAGTACTGGGAGCCGCCCAGAGGCAGCTGGGTCAACAGCTGCTCTTGCTCGTCCTTGAATTCTTCGATCTGGTCAGTGATCTGCCAGTTCAGGTAGTCACGCTTGCGCTCTGCCTTGGCCGCTTTGTCGTCGTCCATCTTGCCAAGCACTTTGGTCTTGACTGGGCCGTCTGGCGGGAACATCTCTTTGATGGCCCGGGATGCAAAGTCAACGCAGCCCTCGGCCATGACGGGGTGCACCACTTTGGATGCGCCCATGAACGTCGCGCCACCCGGGGCGTCGTTGCCCATGCCGGTGCGACGGATGCCCTCTTCGTACTGCTTGTCGCGCAGTGAACGCGCCTCTTTGTCGGTCTCCAGCAGGTCAAGGTACCGGAACGACAGGGATGTCAGGGTGCCTTGATCAATCGAGTCCGCGAGGTTGTCGTAGAAGTCAGGGTTGAACTCGGGGCCGTCATCCAATTGAACGATGGCCGAGCCGTCGGGCTGCTCTTCCGTTTCAATCTCGGGAAGATCAACGACAGCGCTGCCGTCTTCTTGCTCTTCAATCGGGTAATTGTCTTGCGTTTGGTCTGACATCATTTGGCCTTTTTCTTGGTCATTTCAAGGCGCATTGTGTCCATGTCTTTGTGGACGACAACAGCCTTTTTGCCCCCTGCATGATAAGGCAAACTTGAAGTTTGGGACTTCTCATGGTCATGGCCGCGCATAGCCAAGTGACGCTGGGCGGACAGGTTCTGTTCTGGGAACGCATGGAAGTCGTCGTGGCTCAGGCCATGATGGCGTGGAGCGTACTTGACGTTGCCGCCGTCGGCATAAAACTTGATGGACTGTGGTGCGGTGTATTCCTTGCCTGCAGCCTTGATCTGGTCTTCCGGCTTGTCAATTTCGTACTCGCCGTTGTTGTTTTGGGCGTGCTCGATGTGCTTGTCGCTCACGTTGTGCGTGAACGATGTCTGGTGGCCGATGTTGCTGGTCGACTCGGTAGGTGTGGTCATCAAGATGTGACCGGCGTCCTTGCCGTTCTTGGTCTTGAAGCGATTCTTGGGCAAGAACTCTTCGTCCTTGAACCGTGAATCGGTGGGGATCATGTGCGGTGTGCCGTCCTTGTTGTTGCCAACTTGAACCAGACGTGGGTGCAGGACATGCTGCTTCTGGTAATCGAAGCGCTTGTCGCCCACGGTTGTGTGGCCGTAGTGGGCCTTCTCTGGCGTGGTGGGCTTGCCGTTGCCGCCGAAGTGGCCCTCTGGACCCTCTGCCTTCTCGTCGGCAGTCAACTCATGCTCTGCGCGGCCAGTGGTCCAGTACTTGGCGTGCGTGATGGACTTCTCCATCTTCTGAGCCAAGGGTGAGCCTCGCTTGACGTCGGTGACCATGTACGAACCCTTGGGTGGCGTATTGTTGCCCTGCTCGTTCTTGAAGTCGCCCTTGTTGTCGGCAGCCATGATGGTGTTGCGCACACGCGCCTTGTCGCGCCCGACGTTCTCGCTGATCTCTTGGCCCTTCTTGACCTTGGGGCCGACGTTCGAGTGGGTCACGTAGTAGCCGTTCTCGGGATCGTGCAGCTCGTTGGTCTTGCCGTAGGAGTTGGCGATGATCGGTGGCTTGCCATCTTCCTTGCGCTGCTCGTTCAGGTGACGGATGGCGTGGCGCGAGGACACGTCGGTCTCGTCCACCACGTTGGGGCGGAACAACAAGCGCTGGTTGCCCTTGTCTGCCAAGCGTGCAGCGTTGCGGAGAGACCCGGTGTGGGCCAGTATCCAGTCGTTCGTCATCTTGGGATCGTGCTTGGCCTGCTCGTGGGCTGCACGGCGTGTTGCAGCGCCAGCGTACTGCGACTCAGCGTTGGGTGCGAAGCAGGTTCCCTTCTTGGTGTCCACGATGCCCTCGGCATCCTTGCCGCCACCGCAACCCTCAGTCTGGCCGGGGCAGGTGTTGATGACGTGGTACTTGGTGTCTTTGCCCTTGCCGGATGTGTACAGGGCGTGGCCTGCCACACCTTTCGACGCAAAGCCAATGTGTGTGCGACCCTGCTCGTCGCGCTCATGGCGCACGGTGTCCATCTTCTCGGACTCGTCCAACGTGTTGGCCGTGGCACCCAAGTGCTTGGCTTCACGCAGACGTTTGAGCGCGGCTGCCTCTGCTGCCTGCTGCTCTTCCACCGGCTTGGCGAAGTGCTCCTTGAGTGTGTCGCGGTGCGCTTGAGCGATCTTGTTGAGGGTCATAGGCTCACGGTGCTCGTCACCGTAGACCTTGGCGCGTGCCTCGTTCATCTCGTGCAGGCCCACGGCACCGACTTTGGCGTTGCCCTCAAGTGTGTGGCGGGGCACCACGATGCCCTTCACGCCGCCAGAGCCTTCAGCCTTGATGGTGACGCGCTTGTCTTGGCTGGTGTCCTTTGCGGCCAACTCAGCCTTCATCTCGTCGACCGACTTGGCCGAGCCGCCCTTTGCCATGCCGGGTGCTTGAGGCATGCCGGGGCCAGCTGGTGGGCGCTGTCCACCCATCGCACCCATTGCGCGGCCCTGAGGGGTCATTTGCAGGATGTTGCCGCCACCTTGAGGGGCTGGGCCACCCTGAGGAGCTGCGAGGGCTGCTGCGCCCGTCTGATCAGGGGCATGCGGTGGTGCAGTCATGAGCTGCTGACCCGGCTGGCGGAGGTCCAAGTCGACACCACCGGGTGGTGGGAGGTTCGAGCCTGCGCCCTTGTCCGGCGACACGAACATCTTTGGCGACATGCCCGGGGCTTCGTTGACGCCGATGTTCTGCATACTGAGCGGGTTCTGTTTGGTCAGAGCCATTCGCATTTGGGCTATTGATGGTTGCACGTTGCCTCCTTCGGCTTTATTGATGATGCCACCCATTTGGTATTGGGGGAGGCCTTCGTTCTTGATCTGCTGGCGCAGGCTGTCGGTGATGGGGAAGTAGTGCAATGGCGTGGTCGCATTCCTCTGCATATCCCAGAACTTCTTCTCCAATTGTGGACGGTCAGGGTGCGATGCGAACTCTTCCCATGGCATCTTCAAAGCCTCGGCCATCTCGCCCCCTGATGCTGGCTGGTCGGCCTTCGGTGTTTTGATTTCCATCTTGGTGACCTGAGCGCCATGGGGCTTGCCAAGCTTGTTCAGGTAGTCGGGCACGATCTTGTCGTAGAAGCCCTTCATGCCTTCGCCGCCAATCTTTAGATCGACACCGGACAGGGACTTGAATGCGGGTGCAGCCGAGTCTTCGGGTTCCCATCGGTCCGCTGGTTGCGCAAGGGCACTGCCCTCGTCATTGATCATCTTGGCGGCAAGGTCTTTGCCCACCATCTGGTGCAGGGCGTCAGGCTGCATGTTTTCCTGCGACATCACCTCTTTGCCGTTTTTCACGCCAGAGAAGTTGATCGTGCCGTTTTCGTTTTGGCTGTAGTCGATGCGGTCAATGTGCCTGCTCAGGTCGTACCGGTCCGCCTGCTCTTGCCCGGGGGTGATCACCACGCCGTCATATCCGTTTTTGGCTGCGTGGCTCAGGATGTGCTTCATCGCCATCTCGTGCCACGACTTCTTGAACGGGGCGTCAGGCACGGCCATGCGGTTGTCAGTGTTGCCCAATGCTTCCTGCTGTCGGCGTAGGCTGATCATTTCTGCTCTGATCTGATTTTCTGGCGCACGATCATTTGCAAAGTCGTCGCGCAACTTCTGAATGCGGTCTTCAAGTGCCTTGTGTTGCTCCGCCTTTGCCGAGTCCTTGTAACCTTCTTTGCGACCCTGCTGGTGCCAGTCCGATTGAATCTCTTCAACGTGCAGCAGCTTCTTGCCATCTACGCCGGGACCGACTTGGTTGACCATGACCTCTTGGCCTTGGTCGCGCATCTTCTGAGCAAACGCCTCGGCCTGCTCAAGAGTTCCCTTGGTGCCAGTGGACAGCAATGTTTTGGGCTTTCCCTTGTTCGTCGTTTGCACAATGAACTCGCCGTACTTGCCGGGTGTGAAGCGGTCACTCAGGCGCATGTGGGCCAGCACGTTGGGGTCATCGCTCCAGTGGCTTGACTGGTAGTTGTCGCCCATGGCAGCTTTCTCGGCCTTGAGCTTTGCCACGCCATTGATCATGTTCTGCACGTAGCCATCGGGATAGTCCGCTGGGTCCATGCGCCGGATGTTGGACTCCAACTCCATGATCTGCCTGACCTTGCTCTCGGGGAACGATGGCGTCTTCAGCAGCACCTCACGGTAGTTGGTGCCACCGGGCAGCTTGTACTCTTCGTACTGGGTGTAGCCGTTCTCTTCGTTCTCTTCGTCGTCGCCACCAATGACCTTCTCGATCAGCTTGGGCGATGCGTGGCCCTTGAGGTGAGTCAGGAACTCGTCCTTGGTCATCTTCTGCTCAGGCAGGCCAATCTTGCGGTCGGCCACTTCCTCTTTGCGGAACCCGGGCTGCTTGCTGGCCTCGGCCATGAACTCGGCAGGCGTGCCCTTGGTGCGTGGCACAGCCATGGCAGCCTTCTCCAGCGGTGAGTACATGCCCTGCTTGTTGAGTGCAAGCTTCATCTGGGCCATGCTTGGTGTGTTCACTGCGCCGCCTTCCGCTTTGTTGATGTCAAGCCGCTCCCCTTGGTCCAGCAGTCGCAGCTGTGTTGGGTCCACGTCGTATGAGCTTAGCGGGAACTTGGCTGCACGCTCCTCTGGCGTCATGTTCAGGCGCTCTTGCACCGCCCGTGACTCCGCCTCTCCGCCCAGCTTTCGATACTCTTGGTATGGGTCGATTGAGACATATGGCGAAATGGCCTCTCTTTTTTGCAGCAACTCGTCATAGACTTTGCGCAAGTCCGCTTTGATTGCTGGGTCGGTCGCTTCATCAATGCGGTTTGCCGTGTAAGACAGGGCGTCGTTGTGCCCCTTGAGCATGTTTTCGGCTTGCGCCTTCGTCACAGCAAACTCATAGGTGTTGCCGCCACGGGGCGTGCCCTCGATCTGCTGGATGGCGTGCTGCAGCTCATGCGCCACGGTGCTGCCGGGGTTCTTCTGCGCGAGGCCTTCCAAGTACAGGTCAATGCCTACGCCTTCTTGCGATCCCAGCACGCCGGGGCCACCTTTGTCACCTTGACGAAAGACATGCCTCTCCAGCTCGGGATAGGCTGCGTACAGCTCTGGGTGCTCATAGCCGTATTTCATGAGGTTGCCGCGCAGGCGTGGGTCTTGACCCAGCCCATAGTTGCCGCCCAGCTCCTCGTCGATGTTGGAGACATGCTGCCTGACGTCCCTGCGTGCGGCTGTGGCCTCTTTGGGGAATAGGTCCGACACCACCTCTTTGCCGTGGGCCAGCGATTCTCTGACCACAGCTTTGAGCATGGCCTGCTGCTCTGCCAGCTGCGCCGCCTTCTGCTTGATTTCGTAGGGCATGCGGTGCACAGCCTTGCTGTCGTCAATCTCCTGACGCCACTTGCCCTCAGGGCCACGATAGGTGCCAGTCGCTGCCCAGATTTCCTCGGGCTTTGCGCCAGCGTGCTCCATCTGCACAGCCTTGTATGCCCTTTCCACGTCCCACGTCTTGGCCTTGGGGCCGATCATGATGCCAGCCATGCCTACGTTGCCCGGACCGAATGCGTTCATGATCTGGTCGCCGGTCACCGGGGGGATGCTCTTGGCATAGGCCACCGGGTCTTGCACCATGCGCTGGATGTTGCCGGGAATGCGCTTGGCCGTCTCGTACATGCCGGTCAGGTTGCGCTTGGCCGTGCCGATGGGGTCGAATGACTCCTTGGGGCCGACGGCCTTGTTGCGCAATTCTTCGAGCATCTGCTCGGCGGTGGGTTGTGTTGGCTTCATGACCGAATTATGCCCGTGGGTGGCACTGAAGGGCAATCGGTACAGCGGCCATCACCTTGGCACACCCCCAGCAGCCTGCAGCTCCTTTTCTTTGCGAGTCCTGATCCACTCTCGCAGGTGCTGGACAGCATGCTGCTCCCACACTTCGCAGTTGGGCTGGGCGATGATTTCAAACCGGTTGAGGCACACAGTGGTCCGCACGCCGTCTGACTGGATGATGCGCTCGTAGTTCTCACCGACTCTGATTTCGACATACTGATCATGTTCCATCTTTCACTCCAGTGTGTACTAGTCTGACTAGTACGGGTTTCTACTTACTAGTCTGACTAGCATCACGCGCCATACGGGTTGGCCCGTCCCTTCATGTTGAATATCTCGGCATCCGTGATGTCTTCTTGCTCGATGTCCTCGCGTGGCGGTGCGTCGATGCTGATCCAGCCAGCGTCACGCAGGTACCGCAGGCCTTGGCTGATGCAGTCAACGAACTCGTCGTGCACCGTACCCTCGGGGAAGCTGCATATCTGCGAGACCATGCCCTCGGCCCAGTCCCTGACGTATCCCTTGCGCACGGACGACTCAGGCACCCAGACACGGCCAGCCTTGATGATGTTCGCCACGATGGACAGGCGCTGCACCTTGTCTGCTCGGCCCGGGTTGTAGGCGATCACCGGCAGGTGGGCACGCTGTAAGTCTTGGATAAGGGAGATGCCAGCCGACTTGTCCTCGACCAGCACCACGTCCACCAGCTTCTTGTCCCGGCCCTCACCGTAGACCGTCTCGAACTCGTCGATCACCTTGGGGCGCAGGTCCGGGTACTGCAGGTGCTCTTGCCAGCAGTCGAGGATCATCACGCACATGCCGCCGTCCATGGGCTTGAACACGCCGAACGTGATGCTGCCGGTGGGGTCGTTGATGGTCTTGTCGCTGGTTGCGCAGTCGTAGGACTGGATGATGAACTCGAGCTTGGGGAAGGGCTTGTTGGCAGGCCAGAGGCGGAACCAGTCGCGCTTGACGATGCCGCCCTCCTCCGGGTCGATGATCTCAGCATGAATCTCCTGCCGCCCGAGGTTGGTGCCCTCGTACTGGAGAATCTGCTTCTGGAAGGACGGCGCGAGGTTCTTGATGTTGCTGTACGTGCTGGCCCGGGTGATCACCACGTCGTCACCCTCACGCTCGATCAGCTCCATCACCACGTCCTTGGGCTTGGGTGTGGTCGAGCAGATTAGCTTGGTGCGGGTGCCCAGACGGATGCCGAACATAATCATGTCCCAGCTCTCGCGCAGGTACTCCCATGCGGCCAACTCGTCCAGCCAGCCCCCGTGAAACTGCGGACCCCGGAAGCGCTCAGGCTCGGACGCCGGGATGCCCTTGATCAGGCTGCCGTTGACCAGTGTGATCTCGTGCAGGCTCGAGTTGTACTTGGCGATCAGCAGGGGTGGGATGACCTTCAGCAGGCCTGACTCGCCCTCGAAGCAGGTGCTTTTCAAGTCGCCGGACGTGGGGGCGGACACCAGCCAGCGGGTGTTCGGCTCCTCCATGGCCCAGCCAGCCAGCGTCTCGGCAGCCGCACGGGTCTTTCCAGCCCCACGGCCAGCCAGCAGCAGCCAGATGTTCCACCAATCCCCGGCAGGCTCGATCTGGTGCTTCAGCGCCTGCTCGTTGAGCCACTTGAACTGCCAGTTGAACGCCGCCTGCTGGTAGGCGCTCAGGGCGCTGTATTCCTTCTGGGTCTCTTCGTCCAGCAGGATGTCGAGGGCGACGCTCATTTACTAGTCCGACTAGTATTCACTGCTCGGCCTGCCTTTTCATCTTCAGGTTCTTGAGCAGCTCCCCGAAGACGTTGTGGTTGTTCTCGATCACCACCGGGTTCACGTCATCCCCGGCGTGGACGATCTTGTCACCGTAGCGCTTTGGGTTGAACTTCGCCAGCAGCTTCAGTCGGGTCTCGATCCGCAGCTTGGAGCGCTGGATGCTGTCCCCGTTGACTTGCCAGCCCACAGGCACGCCCTCGGCGTCCAGCCGTTCCATCCAGTCATTGGCAGCGTTGTCGGCGATGTCGAGGCATTCCTCGGCCATGGCGTCATATCCCACGTCACGGGCGCGTGCGATGGCTGTATTTAGGTCGGGGTCTTTCGCCATCCACAGGTACACCGTCCTCCACATGGGGAACCCCTCCTGTCTGCATATCTCCCTCAGTGGTATCCCCTCACTGAGTTGCTCACACATCTGGCGTGCAATGTCAGGGTTGTAGGTGGAGGGTCGTCCTGTTGGCTTCTTTGGCGCGGCCTGCTTTTCCCCGGCCACGGGCTTTTTCTTCTCGGTCATATTCCAGTCCTTTGTCGCGCAATGGTTTCAGCGCATAACTGGAAGTTTACCTTCTACGGTCGTCGACGTACAAGACCGTCATTTCCATGGCTTTGGCCGTCATAAGGATTTCCGGCATATCCTTTCGGGCTTCCCATGTTCCCCACATGAGCAAAGTCATGCCTCGCATGCCAAGCAGTCTGTCTGAGCCGTCGACGTAGGACCACTCTGACTTTGCCATCTTCATGGTCCATGCCAGAGTGTCTGCCTGTCTGTGGTCTCCTGCGCAGATCAGGAAGCGCTTCATTTGGCCTTCCCGTCCTTGAAGCCACGGTCGTACTCCTCTTGGAGTCTCGCGCTGAACTTCTTTGCGACCCAGTCCATGAACACGATGGCGCTCTCGTCGGCCACACCCTCAAAGGACAAACCGGGTCCATTGAAGTCCATGGTGCCCACCTCGTACCCTTCGGCGTTCATGAAGGTGATGTTGTGGTTTGCCTTGGGCGCGGCCATTGTCAGCTGGCCCTTGGTGGGCATGCTGTACTTTTGCTGGCACTCTGGTCCTTCACTCATAGCTGGCTCCTAAGATTTTCTGTTCTGCGAATTTGCGATAGCTCTTGAGGTTCTTGTTTTCCTCCTCCAGTTGCTCGACCTTGCCACGCAGGTGCTGGATCATGGAATTTGCACGCTCTATCCAGTCTTTAACCTCTTGGGGCATGGAGAAGGTAGGCTCGTTGGCTTTTGGGGCTTCCTTGGCCTGTTTGACGGCTTTCTTGGCGGGTGCCTGCTTGGCAGCTACCTTTTTGGCGGGTGTTTTCTTGGCTGGGGTCTTCTTTGCGGTCACCATGGTGAGTCCTCGTAGTTTTCAGGGTTGAATTTTGGTGGTCTATTGTCTTTGGGATCAGGCAGCGGAAATTGAGGGAAGGGCCAGATGGTCATGTGTTCCCCCTTGCTCGAATGGCCGCAGCGCAGTCCATCGCGTGAGCGTGAAATTGCTCACTGACGTCCTCGCACACCTTTGCACACGCCTCACGCTCATCAGCACGAACAAGGGCTTCAAAGGCTTTGAGGCGTTCAAGATATTCCGCATTGGTCGGACCAACAATGTACGGAACAATGTTTGCCTCACGGGCCATGTCTATCGTGTCTCTCATGTGTTCTTCTCCTTAAGTTTGGCTTCGATGGCTTTTATCGGCCCTTCAAAACATACAATCCGCAAACCGCAAGTTTGACACTCATAGCGCCGCTGCTGTTCGCGTGGGCAAATGAAGCTAAGGACGCGCCGCCATTGGTGCTCACAGGTCATGGCTTCACCCCTCCCAGCATCTCTGCTCTGCAATCGTTCCAGCCTTGCACATATTGGGGATGCTCACCCTCTCGCGTTCCAAAGGCATCGGGGACTGCTGGCTGTCGCACAGACTCCAGCGCCTTCCACCAACCAAAAGCAAACGCAGTCTTCTCGGCTTCTGTCTGGCATTCAGGCGGTGCAGGCTGTGCTGCGGGTGATGTGGCTTTGGTCACACTGTCTTGCCCAGAGCAATATGCAATTCGCAAGGCTTGCAGGAACCCGATTTCTTCCGGGTCGCCATGCTGTTTGGCATTCCATTGCTCAAACGACTCAGGCTCCTGCACAGGTGCTGGCAGCATCGACTTCATGCTGCGAATCCACTCCTGAACAGGACGGCTCTCATTGCACTGGCTCTTGTGTTGCTCGGCCAGCCAGTCGAGTGTTTGTTCTGGTGTCATAACCTTCTCCTTGCTTTGCAGTCGTCCTGCTCTGGTTGCGCCAACTCTTGGCAGTCTGTTGGGTTGTTCGTCCTCGGTGCGTACAGCAGCACCAGTACAGAAGCCACAGCCCAGATGACGATGGCAATGTAGGTGTAGATGTGGGTCTTCATGCTGCCACCTTCGAGATTTTGAGTTGACGTTCACGGATGGCGTCGATCTCTGCCCACAGCTTGATGTAGTAGGGGTGATCTGTCGCCATGTCCTTGTTGATGGCAAGAGCCTCGTGACAGTCGCGCAGGGCGAACTCACACATG